TTAAATTACGACAATTTTCCACTCTTTACCGCGATCATCGTTGTAATTATCAGTCATTACTTTCGACCTGTGACCTAACAATCTTTGAGTATCCAATCCTTGTTCTCGATATATCCTTTCAGAAAGAGAACGCTGTTCATGAAAGGTTGGTTCAGCACCTTTCGACCAAGTAATTCCACATTTATTACGTGCATTTTTAAACGCGGCCGTTAATGAGGTATTTGATATTGCCCCGCCTTTTTTACCCCTAGCAATAGAATGGCGATGGTGAAGTAGGTAAGGGCTAACAACAAGATCCCTACACATGGAGATCACATCACCAAGCGTCATTTCTATAGCATCACACTTCAGCGTTAATGGGATGGCAATTTTCGTCCCTGTTTTTTCTTGCTCAATGTGCAACATTCCATCCCAAACATCCGAGAATTTCATTTTTGTGATATCACCAAGGCGCTGCCCTGTAATTAGAGCTAATAGCATCCCATGCTGTAAGTAATGAGGGTGCATAGCTGCTTGCTGATAGATAGCCTTCCATTCATCCAGCGATAAGCGCTCTCGCTTCACTTTGCTTCTAGGTTTCTTGGTTGCAAGAGCAGGGTTATATCCTGGTGGAACATGGCCAACATGCTGAGCCTCTTTAAACACATCAACAATCACGGATCTGACTACTTGAGCCATTCGGTTATGCCCGAGCGCCTTTACTTCGTCTGTTATTTTAACGACTTCAAGCGCAGTTATATCTTTTAAGGACATCATCCCGCAGTGTTGCTTAAATAGATTTAGCGGCTTAATTTTTTGCTTATATGAGTTTAGCTTTAACTCTCCTTGGTCCATTCGTTCTTGCTGTATTTCTAAATATTTATCAATCCAATTGGACACGCTAATGCCAATTTTCTTATTTTTAATATTTGAAAGCCTGTCATTGATACTGAGTATTTGTTTTGTTTGCTGTTCAGCTATAACCACATTTGCTTGAGCGGCTACTTGCTCGGCTTCCTCGGCGTCCGTGCCGAGGCTATGAAACCTACCTGTTAACGGGTGTTTATATTGCCAATAAACCTTTCCGTTTCGTTTATCTAATTTCCGATACAAATTTGGAATAGTGATTTTATGAGCGCGGGGTCTAGCTGCCATCAGATAATATCCTTTGAAGTTTATCGTTTGAGCAATTCGGTAATTGAGGTTTGGAAACAATACCCACCCAGCGGGAATCACGATCTACCATCCATTTCTTACCAACTTTTAAGGCTGGTGGTACCATCATGTTCGCTTTCGCATACTTTAATAACACTTGCTTGCTGGGCGCATCATCACCGAATTCCAGTTTTGCCCATGCTTCTAGAGATACCATTCTAGACATAATTACCTCCACATATCTGCCCGCATGCAGACTAAAAATTCAACCACAAATACTCGGTACGATTTAACCTCACACAACAATTCTGTAAACTGAGTTAACTGTCTGGATATATCCATCAGCAAGATAAGTATCGATATTGATTACTCGTGATGTTTGAATAGAAGCGCCATCGTAGAATCGATTTTTCTTATCGTTGAAGATTTTCCCGTAAGCGCCATAACCGTAGATTTCTTCAAGCTTTAGATCGGCGTCATACTCAGGAGTAATCCCGGTCAATTGGTTATAACGATGAACAAACATGGCTCGAGCCTGAATGGGTAATAATGGATTTACATTGATTAAATCGCTAGCAGGGATACCCTCCAAAATCGCCCATAGATTTTTGCCATCCACATCTAAATCACGGCGTTCTGTTGCAAGCATTGTCAGGTCAGCATAGTGAACAACATCACTAATCACTGCTGGCAAGTTCCATTTATCGCAAATAACAGACTGAATAGTCTTTTCGATAGCCTTGTATTCCGGTAGCAATGCTTTTAATGGCGTTGGCAGGTCACGGCAATAAGCTTCAGCAGCATCATGCAATAATGCTTCCAGCGCATACTCTGGCGGTACAAGCTGGCTAACATAAACAGAGTGTTGAGCCACGGAATAGAAAGAGTCAATTTGACCAGCAAAGCGACATTCGTTAGATAAGCCCTGTGCAATATCTTCGATAGAAATATCTTCCGCACAGATATTAATGAAGTCGAAATGCTTGCCAGTAAAAGTTGAGATATAAGACATAATTACTCCACATGATAAATAGCGCCACCAGATCAGTGACGCATAAATTAATTAAGCTGAGAAATTCCCAATGAATGTTTCGATCTGAGTTTCTTCGAATTTAGCAGAAAGAATGTCGCGAAATTCTTGAGCCATTAGCTCCTGAAGGTTTTCAAGTTGAACAATACGAAGCACCAGTGCTGGTGTATCTTGTGAGGTTAAAATGCTATAGCGCAGCTTAATTGCTCGTTCTTGTAATTCATCATATGGAGTGCATTTGAATTCAAAAGCAGCTGGCATAATGTCTTTACTTTTCGCTTCGACATTTTCCATCACAGAACGTCGCGCTGAGAAATCACTATCTTCATGATCTGAAGAACGACTTGATTCGATCGTAATTCGGCGAACAGCACCAATTGCTTGCTTAATATCTAAAACATTACCGTCAGCATCGAATGCTAATAAGTGATCGCGCCAATCTTCTAACCACTCAGCAAGTTCTTTCTGACCTTGCTTGCGCCCATTTACTGATAGCACAGCAGAAAAAGGCGACGTCTTTTTCAGTACGATAAGTGCAGAGTTATCAGCATGACCAGGATGTTCAATAGTGCCTAAGTTAAAGATAGTTCTTGCTGTCATATCTTCAGCATCGATAAAACAACGGACACCAAGAGCGTCAGAATACCCAACACTATATTTAACAAAATCATTAATGCTGGTGGTTTTTAATGAACCACGAAAGCGATAACGGCCATTTTGATATCGTTCTAAATTAACAATTTCTAAACCATTTGGTACGGCTACTGCTGGACATGGCATATTTTCAACAGCATTTAAGCGAACACCAGAAATAGCTAGTTCCGTAATTTGAGAAATAGCATCACCATTTAATTGAGACATAAAAGCTCCTACTTATTTAATAAAGTATTTTTAAAGATTGGTATTTAAATAAAAAAAGAATTTAATTAACTTGTCTTAATTTTCCATCAGGGTCGCCATTGATAGCGAATAATTGCCCCTGATCTTCTTGCATAACTGAAAGCTTACCGCCTTTATTGACATACATCGGCGTTTCGGTGGTGTCTTCTTCAGAGCGCTTGCCTCGAGGTGTTGGCGCAGAAAACTTAAGTTTATGGGAAATCATAACTCGCTTTTCTTCAATTGAGTTATTCAGGCGGGAAATATCCATTTCAATAATAACTTTCCCTTTTCCACCGTTATTTAAAACGCCTAATGCAACATCATTTAATACAGCTGAAACTTTATTTTCAAATACACCACCATCTAATTCCCCAAGGAATTCCGGTACATTTGTTTTTTTATCTTCACTCATGAGTTGATCCTCATTAAAGGTTATTACTCCACAGATAAGACCGCTAATATTGATTAGACATATTTACCCGTATGAACTGACTAAATATCAGCGGTCTTATGTGTGATGTAAAAAAGGGTGGCTACTGAACAGAACATTATCATCATCCTCGTAGTGTGGAAGATTCAGGTCGCCACCAAAACTATCAATAACTACTAACTAGCACTGGCATTATTATTTTCAGCTTGGATCCGAAGATAAATTTCTTTGCGGTGAATACTTGTATCTTTTGGTGCTTCGATGCCAATCCGCACTTGGCATCCTTTAATTCCCAAAACAGTGACTTTGACATCATCACCAATAACAACGGTTTCACCGGCACGACGGGTTAAAATAAGCATTCCACTAATTACTCCACAAAGTTAAATCAACTAAGCACTAATAGTGACTTTACAGCGTTCGGTCTGCTCGAAAATTTCATCATCGAGCTTTTCAATCTTGCGCTGCAGTTCGACTTTATCTTGTTCTAACTGAGCTTGTTTAGCCTTAAGCGACTCCAGCGTATTGAATTCAGCTGCTTTTTGAAGAATCCACGCCTGTGCATCTTCCTGCGACATTGGCACACTAAAAGTTACGATTGGTTCATTTGAATTGGGTTGCATGAGGTTCTCCTAAGTTGTCAAAGTTGTTTATAAAAATAACCGTCCAAAACATCCTTAAGTTGTAATTTAGTTGTATTTAAACTCAAAGTCAACAACTTTATGTTGTTTGATTTAAGTTAAAGAAAATTAAAGGATAGAGAAAATAGGAGAGAGTATGGATATCAACCCGGCGTTTAATTACAAAAGAAATCGTGACAAGTTATTTGCAAACCTAATTTCTATCATTGATGGAGTGCTATCGGATGGTGACCTCTCTGATTCGGAAGTGGTTTATTTGACCACATGGCTATCAGATTCAGAGGTTATATCGAATAATTCGTTTGTTGAATTATTGCAGAACAAGATAAACCAAGTGCTTGGGGATGGAGTTATAAGCACCGAGGAAAGAAAGGAGTTAAAGCAATTTTTAGTGGGCGTTCAGCGTTCCATTATGGACATGCCTGCAATAGATTTATTCTCCTTAGAATCGGACATAAATCTACTCAATGGGTTATGTAAAGGGGTTGTATCAGATAAAAAACTAACCAACGATGAAGTTAAGTATCTTGATTGGTGGCTAACTCAAAACGGCATGTTGAAGCGGAATTACCCCGGAAAGCATCTTTATGAATTAGTAAAATCGATCTTGGCAGATGGAGTTATCGACGAACAGGAAAGCGCCATTCTATATCAAGCATTAGTGGATTTTTCGGGTACCGATTTAGATAGTGGCATAGTTGATGGGCTATCTTGCAATCTCCCTTGTGATGAGATTGACTTGATAGACATCTCAGGCAAGGCGATTTGCTTGACAGGGAATTTCCTATCAGGGAAGCGCTCCGTCATTGCTAGCATGATAGAAGAGGCTGGTGGGCATATCTCCGATAAGGTAACCCTAACATCAGATTACTTAGTAATCGGCGCTCTATCCTCCCGAGACTGGAAATATTCCAGCCATGGGAGAAAAATCGAGAAAGCAATAGAGGACAGAGATCAGGGTAAGTCTATAATAAAAATCACAACAGAAGATATATTAATGAGGTCATTACCAGCTTCTAGATGACCAGAATACCCGCCCAATCACATGCACTCTGGCAGCTGCTTCATTTCGTGGCAGCTGCTCATCTGGATACTCATCTTTATTGAAACTGCGAATTATTATCCCGCCATCAGGGCGATATACTAATATTTTTACGCGCAGCAGCACCCCATCCCTAATTGCATAAAGGTCACCATCTTTAATGTCTCTTTTACTGACGTCAACGGCAACTAGATCCCCGCTATTCAGCACAGGATAAAGACTATTACCAATTATTTTTACAATCCTTGCGTTGCTTGCAGAGACGCCATATTTACGCAATTCATCCCTTCTGAATGGGTAGGTGTATTCTTCTGATTCAATAATCTCAGCATTAGATCCACCTCCTGCGGCTAGTTCAATATCAAGCACTGGTATGTCCACAAAGTCTACATCGCTACAATTAGGGATATCTTCCCATTCCTTTACTTCAAATTCTGTTTTTAACCCATTCCCATCTCTGGTGCCGAATTGCAACCATTGAGCTGAAACATTAACAGCCTTGGCAATATCAGAAATTCTACGAGGTGAGTTTGTTTGACCTGCTTCAATCTTTTGAATGGATTGCTGACTAACTCCGACTTTTTCTGCCAAATCTGCCTGGCTCATCCCGGCTTTTATTCGTGCATCTAACAACCGTTTAGCTATAGACATTGTGATCCCTCCCATTGATTCGACATTTTACAACTTTAAGTGTTGTAATTTCCAACATCTAAAAGTTGTCAAAGTTGTTATTTTGAATTACTCTAAAGTTGTTTTTTACAACTTAAGGGGGAGTTATGGGTAACTCAATTGTCGAGTCGTGTGTTATCGGATTGCAAAAGGCAATTGATGCAACAGGCGGGCAGACTCAATTAGCAAAACGTATTAGTGACATTTCAAATAAACCAGTAAAGCAGCAACAAATCTGGAACTGGCTGAACAGAAACAAAAGAGTGCCGGCAGACAAGGTGCTAATAGTTGAACGAGCATCAGGGGTTTCACGAAATACATTGCGTCCAGATCTCTACCCATAACAACGGGGAGATTCTACAAATAACAACTAACAACGTTAACTACCAACAAAACAACGGAATTGTAGATATGTGCAAACAAACACTAAAAGAAGTCGTGAAAGAAATGTGCAAGGCATTTCCCGGTGGTCGTTCTGCGATGTCGGGTGCTTTGGGTATTTCTGAGACTACTTTCAACAATAAGCTGTATGAGAAGAACGGCTGCCGTTTCTTTGAAAGTGATGAGTTGGAAGCGATGGAAGAATTGTCAGGCACTAAGTTGCTGGTGGAATACCACATGAATCGTCATGACATGGTGCCAGCAATGAAAGTTGAGGCTGAGAATCTTGATGAAGTTGAATTATTTGAGATTCGGATGAACCTAGGCGCTATGCAAGGGGCTCTATCCATCCTCATCAAAGACAGTATTTCTGATGGTTCTCTGAGTGAAGAAGAGATTAAAGCGATAGATCGCAAGCTTGCCAAAGTCTTTGGTTATGCAGCGGGATTTATTGAATCACTGAAAACTGTTTATGGGATTAAAAAATGATGAGTAACGCCAGAAAGGGTGACGCCCCAGATATGCGGTCCGAGGCGTCGGTTGCTAAAAACATTTGTGGAGTAATTAGCATGAGTAGCTTAGCAAATTTAACGAGTCATCCGCAAGTACGAGCTTCAATACGCGGTAACCGTTTCGTCTATGAGATTAAATTATCAAATGGTTACCAAGAAACCAACTACAAGTTTGTCGAGTGGCTGGTAGGTGATTTTAATGCAAGCAAGCAGGTGAAGGCATGACAAATACATTTGACATCGTTCAGGCTATGTCAGGGCATAAAAACGTAATTGTTATTCCTGTGCCTTATCTTGAATTCTTCAAAGGGGATCAGCAGGCGCATGCGCTAGCAGCTGTGCTTAATCAACTTGTGTTTTGGTCTGGTATTTCATCCAGTGCAGGCGACGGTTGGTTTTATAAGAGTCATGAGGAACTGGCTGACGAGATTAAAGGCTTATCGGGTGAAGAACAATCACGTCGATTAGTGGATAAACTGCGCAAGAAATACTTCCCGGGCATCATTGAAACGAAAACCAAGAAAGTCAATGGCACTCCAGTGACGCATTATAAATTAGATGGAAATGCGCTTATCTCAATGATTTTCCCGTCAATTTCTGAAACGTCGAAAGTGCGGAATGAAAACGTCGAAAGTGACGATTCGAATCGTCGAAACTGCGGAATGGAAACCGCAGAAATGCAGAATCATGGAAACGTCGAAGATGCGGATTCCTATCTTTATACAGATCTTAACTCAGATAAAAACTTACAGATCAATAAAACCCCTTCGTCGCAGAATTCTAACGAATCCAGCGACAAGGCTGAGAATGATATTTCTAATAAAAATTTAAGTTCAGCGGTATCGAGTGCGAATGGTCAGCTGTGGGGAACGCTTGAGGATTTAGAGACAGCCCAGTGGATGTTTAAGCGAGTTCAAGTGATTAACTCAACTCAGAAAGCCCCTAAGTGGTTTGACTGGGCTAATGATATTCGCTTGATGCGTGAAATTGATGGTCGCACACATGAGCAAATCTGTGCGTTGTTTGATTGGGCTAGCCGGGATTCCTTCTGGCACAAAAATATTTTAAGCACGAAAAGCCTGCGCAAGCATTTTGACACCCTAACAGTTAAGAGCCAAGAAAGCCCACACACTGCGAAAAAGCAAGCAGCAGCCCACAATCCAGAATGCGACAAAGCTTACAAGCGTTTTTTAAGTCAGTCGTTGCCAATTAGAAACCCATCGGAACTTGAGATATTGGTTTGTAGAGAGGCAAGCAATGCGGGTGTTAAGCGTATGCAACCGGATTGGGCGCAAAAGAAATGGGTAAGTATTTGGAATGAATGTGAACAGCGCTTAGGAGGACAGCATGATGCGCAGTGAAGCTAAAAAAATCTACGGTACTAACGTTTTTGGCATTGTCGCCATGTTGCATCAGCTGCGCCGTTGGTGGGTTATTCGTGAATTGCGAGGTTGCTGGAATGACTCTCGACGCGGTTTGGTTGCCTGTAAAAAATTCAATCACTTAAGTTCAGTATCAGAGCATTTCAATGTTCAGCAACGTTACAAGCGCATTCGTATGTTTGCAAAGCCCCACCAGCAGCGAGGGACTATTTGATGAATAAATATATTCAAAACCTCAATGCATTGAAAGAAAAGTCATTACACAAATTAAATGAAATCGGCGATCAGTGGCAATCTCCCGAAAATCTGGTGTACGGCGCTAACGCAATCTATGGACCATTCACGCTAGATTTATTTACTGATGGTGAAAATAGCAAAGCACCTCACTTTTACACGGCAGAAGACAATGCACTCATTCAAGATTGGTCGGAAAAACTAAAAGAAATCGGCGGTGTAGCCTTTGGTAATCCTCCATATTCAAGACCTTCATATCACGACAAACAGGCTATCACAGGCGTTATTCATATTATGAATTACGCTTCAGCGATGCGTGAAAAAGGTGGGCGTTATGTCTTTTTATTGAAAGCAGCAACAAGTGAAAGCTGGTGGCCACAAAATGCGGATCACATTTGTTTTATTCGTGGGCGCATAGGATTTGACGTTCCTAAGTGGTTCAACCCAGCTGATGAAAAACAAAAGCCATCTGGCGCAATGTTTGCTGGGGCCATAGTTGTTTTCGATAAAACGTGGACTGGAAAAGCATTTGATTACATCAATCGTGAAGAGTTAGAGCAGCGTGGGAAAGCATTCATAGAACAAGCGCAGTGGCTAGCTAAAAAAATGGGGGTGGCAGCATAATGGATGGCACATACATTCGATGCGTTGAACTTATCAAGGGAGTTCGCCATCTAGATCAGTTCAACTTCAATCATGTACAAAATTTATGCGGGTTCAGGCGCAGTGTTGCTGGATATCTAGTTAAACTCCTGTGCAGTTTGGATTGCGTTAAGCTAACCGGTCGCAAAAAAGTAAATGGCAAGGGGGCTATCCTCAATCATTACGTAGTAGATGCATTTGCAATTACTAAGTTAAAGCAGGTGAAATTTAAGCTTGATCAACCAGCAAAGCCTAAAAAAGTGAGTGAAATCAAAAAGTGTGAAGGTGAGCTTCAATTCGAAAGTGGGATTAAGGTTGTTGAAAAAGCCAACATCGGCGATATGGGGAATCATTCACTTAAACAGCTAGATAGATTGCTGGCAGGAGTTAGAAAGTGAAAAACAAGATGCCAGAAATCCATCAATGTAGGTGCGGAAGTGAAGATCTACACATCGAAACACTTGAGTACCGCACTTGGTTTTATGTTTATTGCCATAGTTGCGGTGCGAAAGGTCCAGCGATAAACGATAAACCAGAAGCTGTAAAAATCTGGAATAAGGTGGTAGCCAATGAGTAACCCAATCACTTTTATTCTGCCGTTCCCGCCAAGCGTAAACACATACTGGCGACACGTTGGCAAAAAGACCCTCATTAGCGAAAAAGGGCGCAAGTTCAGAGCTAATGCAATAGCTGCCGTGTATGAGCAGCTACGCAAAAGACCAAAGGCAATCACTGAGCATGTATCTGTCACTGTAAAGATGTACCCACCATCAAAACGTCGAATGGATATCGATAATTACTTAAAAGCACCTTTTGATGCATTAACGTATGCGGGTGTTTGGAGTGATGACGTTCAGGTTAGGCGCGCAATCATTGAATGGTGTGAAGTAGTCAAAGGTGGTCGGTTTGAAATTGAGATACACCCTCTTAATACGGAAGGGGGAAAATCAGCATGATTCATCAATGGATATTAACTCCAATCATCATTCCAGAAGTGAAGGCAGTGATGTTTAAACCAGGAGCGAGCCTAGGTATGTTTAGTGGCAGAATGCTGATCACGACATTACCTGATGAATTAAAGCATCAACCCTCGGGTTTAATCTCTTCTTCTCAACATAACTTCAGCGACGAGGTGAATGGTGAACTGGTATCAAAACCTGTATTAAATTTAACCATAGACGCTGAGCCACCAGCAAGCTTTATGAAATTACCAAAGCTTCAGCGCTGGGAGAGTGTGAAATATCTGCAATGGGTTAAATCACAGCCTTGCTGTGCTTGTGGCGCCACTGCGGACGATGCCCATCATATTATCGGCTATGGACAAGGTGGCATAGGTACAAAGGCCCATGACTTGTTCACTATCCCATTATGTCGAGTTCACCACAGCGAGTTACACAAGGATCCTAAAGGGTGGGAACAAGAAAATGGTAGCCAGTTAGTTTTGTTATTTAAATTTCTCGACCGGTCAATCGGTTTGGGTGTATTTGGTTGATGCGTTGTGCGGAACGCAGTGGAGATTATTGCATGAGAGATATTCAGTTAGTTTTAGAAAAGTGGGCGGGCTGGGCAAGTAATAACCCCGGTGTAGATTATTCGCATATTGCAGCTGGATTTAAGGGGTTGATCTCAAATAAAGAGGCTCCTAGGCTTTCATGTACTGACAATGATGGAATTATTATTGATAGTGTCATTGCTAAATTAAAAGCGGTTAGAAAAGATGAAGAACTAGAACTGATAGTTATGCATTATTTGTATGGTGTATCAAAGCGCGGCATTGCAAAAAAATTAAAGGTTAGCGAGGGGCGAGTTCGCCAGATGATGCAAGTAGCGGAAGGGTTTGTTGATGGGTGTTTAGCCATGATTGGTGTAGTTTTAGAAATGGATAGTGAAGTTATGGGGAAACAAAACACGGTGGATAGTGAAAAAGTATTAGTGCGCTACGCAAAATCAATGCTAGTGTGATAAGAGTGAATACGTTGTCACCTAACTTATAGAATGAAACCTCGTCACCGTGCGGGGGTTTTTTATTATTAATCGCGCATCCTACCGATATGTGTGTTATGGTGTTTAATACAGCATACCTCATTGCTATAAACAGCAAGCCTTGCAATCGCAAGTTTTTATCTAAAAAATAGATGTGGTATCCGACGGGAAAATACCTAAGGAAAAGCCATGGCAAGGTCTATTATTTATGACTGTATTTTTAGGTTCATCAAAAATGTTTTTATCATTACGCTTATGTTTTTAGTGATCTACGTAACGCTAGATTGGCTAAAGTAAGTCTATTCCGCCATTAACTCAACTGGAAGAGTATTTAGCCTAATTAAGGCTAAGAGTCGAGGTTCGATGCCTCGATGGCGGACCATCGTATATTCAATGACCCCACTAACTAATGTATAAAGGTTAAGATCCTGAGGGGGTATCGTGTCTGGATTGAGTCAATCAAAGCTAATTAGTAGAACATTGCAATGGGTTAGCAGTGCTGCATTACTTTTACTCGCAGCTATATTAATTATCTTTTTAATCAAAGAAACCGTAGTATTGGCCGCATTTTTATTTGCGGTTAGCAATTCTTCGTCAATTTACCTTCTCATTGATGGGCTTATCATTTATTTTTTATATTTTGAGTTTATTGCTCTAATTATCAAGTATTTTCAGTCTAATTATCATTTTCCATTGCAATATTTTATCTATATTGCGATTACTGCGGTAATTCGACTTATTGTCGTTGAACACAAAAATCCTCAATTGTTTATCGTATACTCGATCACAATACTGATACTGGTTGTTGCATTGTACTTTGCAAATTCCGAAAGGTTAAAACCGAAGGAGTAAGAGCACTTTTTAATGAGTGTCTTTATAATGATAACTCTATTTGCTAGCCTCTATCTTGCACATAGCGAGATTGCAGCGAGTAGGGTTTTCATTGTGGAGAATGTCAGTGCTGATTGGCAAATAAGCGAACGATGGCTGAGTAGTATATAAGGCGGTTGCTGTAAGACTTAAACTGAAAATCTAGTCATGAAGGAGTTCAGCTTTTGCCTTCACAATAACTATTTAATTCCCCCCAAAATCTGAGGGAAGAACCGAATACTGGTAACAATGGGCATTAACTCCAATCCTCCGGAATTTTCGGATAGTTAGTAATTCAATGTAACTATTTGAAAACGCCAATATACGCCAATATCTTAAGTTAAATTTCAATAAGTCGCCTAGTGCGGCTTTTTTATTGGATGTTTACAATTAGCCAATAATAGCTACATTTAAATGACAATAATAAAAGGCTACTAAATTGGATGGTTATATATGGCTATATTCGGTGCGCTTCAAAAGGTCATGATGCTAACTGTGTTTATATTGCTGTTTATTGCATTTCCGTTCTGGCTGAAGTAACTCAATAAAAAATAATCCAAGGCTGCCATTGTGTAGCCTTTTTTCGTTTAAGAGAGGTAGTTATGAGTATTGATATGTTGCGCGCAGAGCTTATGAGCCTGAAAGAGTTGGTGTCCGCGCAATCCAGTGAAATCACTCTTATGAAAATGCAGATCGCTGACATGCAAAAGGTAGCGACCTGCGAGCAATCAGACACACCTAACCTTGGTCACCCTAATAAAGCCCATGTTTTATGCCGATTAAAGGGTAAAGATGGCTTTCTTGAAGTGAATGCTGATGATTCTAATCATTTCCGTCTAAAAAGAACTTAGTTGATTTGGCAATTAAAGCAATTTGATCATGGCATGTTGTTTCTTTATTCCACTCTAAGGCTAAGTCGAACAACTTATATAGCTCCTCAATTTTTTCTCGATCATTGTTTGTCGCTATATGGGCTAATAAAGGAAACAAAATCGCTGTAGCGCTAGCCATTTTTTGTGGGTCTAGACTTATTGAACTATCATCAATATCTTCAAACTTATAACTCAT